GTAGTCACCAGGCGGTCGCCCTTGAATTCAACACGTTCAGCTTGCGCAGGGCCACGCTGCACCATGATTCCGCAGTTCGGGAAGCTGGTGTAGTAGACCTTTGCACCTTCCGGAAGGATTTCCGGCGCATCAGGAGCAGCTGCGTCCAGAGCGCGCAGCATCGCTTCCAGCGGAACGCCAGAAGCTTTCGACAGGCGCTCCAGCAGATCCTGCACGTTTTCCGGCTTTTCCGCTTCTTCGGGAGCAGCCTGCGGATTCAGGCCAGCATCCATTTCGGCGCGGATTTCTTCGAGAGTTTTGGACATGATTTGTTTCCAGAGTTGAGAAGAAAAAAGAAGGGAGCCGAAGCTCCCTCCCAAGATCCCGAAGGATCAGCCCACCGCGCCTGCAGTGAAGTTGGTCAGCTGACCGTTGGCAGCCGGGTTCTTCACCAAGCAGGTCAGTTCCGAAGTCAGCGTGCCACCCATCGCATCGATGCCGTTGTCAACAGCAGGTTGACCCTGGCCGTTGAATTCGCTGTTGTGCGTCTTGCGACCTTGCATGTACGCCAGGTTGAAAGTCGTCAGATCGATTGCGATCGCCATCTTGGCCCAGGTGGTGCTGGCACCGTAGGCGTTGAACAGCGGATGCTCGATCACGTTGAATTCGCCGCGCGGCGTTTTGAACGTGTCGAATTGCAGACCCCAGTCGTTGCGATTGCCCTGGATGTAGTAGGTGGAGTTCAGCCGCGCGATCGCATGCAGAACGCGACGGGCGATGCCACCAACGAACAGCGCACGCATGTTCGGGTTCTTCGGATCGGTGACTTGCTGGAACACCGGATCCAGAGCAGCTTCCAGCTGAGTCCAGGTGGTGGTACCGCCCAGCGCAGTGATGTTGCCAGCAGCCGAAGTTGCCAGAATGTTGAGCAGGCCGTCCATCGCGTGAATGGGTTGGTTGTTCAACGTGTTCTGGTACTTCTGGCCGTAGATCAGCGCCTTCTCGATATCCACAGCGTGGAACATCGCGCAGTCAGTCTTGCTTTCGGCATCCGGCGTGCCGCCAGCAATCACAGCGGTAGCAGCTTGCGTGCCGCTGACAGCCCAGGTGTTACGGAAGATCTGCGTGTAGTTCGTGGTGCGAACCGGAGTGATCACCAGTGAGCTGGGACGAACCGAAGCTTCTTCGTAGGCATTACCCACCATCCACAGCTTGACCGAGCCAGCGATGGCAGCAGCAGCCACCGTACCAAAGGCACGGCGCACAGTCATGGAAGTACCAGAAGCCACAGTCAGCACCAGCACGTTCTCACCGGTGGTATCCACCCGCAGAACCTGGCCAGCCATGATGTCAGTCGTGCTGGCAACGGTGAAGGTTGTATCGCCGATCAGCTGGCCGCCGCCCCCGATGGTCACGTTCGGGAAGATCATCGTCTTCGCGAAGTAGCCGTGCTCGTACTGGTAGGCGGTATCTTCCTTGAGTTGCGAAGAAATGCCGTACAGGGGAGCCTGACCATTCGGCATCAGCCGGGTGATCAGGGACGCAAAGGACTTCTTTTGGTAGTCCGTCGGATTGAAAGTCGAACCCGAGTTGAAAACGCCAACAGTCATGATGACTCCTAGAAAGAGAAGAAGAAAAGTTTAAACACCAGCCCAGGTCTCCCAGTCCGTTTCCTTGCCGCCGCCATTCTGTTGAGTACGCGGGATACCGCCATCGCGGAAACCAACGTCATCAACACCAGCAACTGCGTTTGCGTGCTGCACCAGCAGAGCTTCAGCTTGCTGATTGATGGCTTGCGGGGAAAGGTGGGGGTTTTGTGCAGCGATTTGCTGGCGCACCATCTGCAGCATTGGCTGACTTGCTGGATGCGCGAGCGCTTTGTTATCCACCGTGATGGAGGCAAGCTGCACTTGCTTGATGCGGTCGGGCAGAGCCTGCTCGATGCGCTGGTTGTTGCGCTGCAGACCCTGTTCGGTGGTCGCTGCGCTGATTTGTGTTGCAGTCGACAGCGTGCGCTGTGCAACTGTGTTGATCAGTTCCGCAATTGCGGTCGGATCGTTTCCGGCTTGAACACGAGCCATCAACTCCGGAGGAACGCCTTGCAGCATATCCATTTTGCTGGCGGCTTCTGCAATCTTGGCAGTGTCAGGATTGAGAATCGGGCCACGCAGCGGGTCGACGGGTTGCGGCTTGTTGGGATCATTCTTCCACAAAGCGGCCATGGTGTCCATGGGGTCAGGCGCAGGAGTCGGAGCAGCAACAGGGGCCGCAGCAGGAGCTGGTGCTGGCGCATTTGCAACATGCACCTTGGGAGTGAACAGAGAGTAGGCAGAAGAGAAGAAGCCTTTTGCGGTAGCCATGATTTAGTTCTCCGGGAAGGTGAGTTCGGGTTGAGCGACGGGTTCGGGAGCAGGATAGTCGTCCTGCAGGAGAGAAAGCAGCGTGTCGTACTGACCGCGAAGATGCGCGCTGTGTCGGATAGCTCGCTGATCGTTTGCGGGATCAGAGAACTCGACAGCAAGCATCTTCTGGATCACAACATTGATCATGTTGGTCAGAACGGCGACTTGCTCAGGGTTGTGGTGGTGTATTTGCATTTGGAATTTGTGGTGTGGGTTGCAATTGTCCGTTGGACAGGTCGAAGTCAGAGATCCATGTAGCTCCTTCCAGTTTCATCCAGTAAGTGATCATTCCCATGATATCCCAACGCTGGGCCATCGCAGGATTCTGAGCGACCATTTGCATGATCGATTGGAACAGTTCCATGTTGATGTACTGATCGGAAGTGACCAGACCATCAGCAAGGGTGAATTCAGCAGCGGTCTCGCGCATGCTGACAGGATTGATTGCAACCGGCTCTTTGGTATTGCGGTTGTAGAGATTCCCAGGCTGCTGGAATTGCAAGATGTTGGTCTTGATGATTTCCTTCAGCGGGGTGAAGAATCGCGATTCCAGGACAGTTGCGATCATGCGAGGACGGGCCATAGCTGCATCCATCGTATCCTGGAATTCGTGGCGAGTCTTGTTGCCCTTCTGGAACTGTCCCTGCGAGACACGATTCTGGCCGTTGGCAATATCGGCCATTCCGAGAATCTGCTGGCCCACATTGAAAATCTGCGCCACGTTGTCGTCGCGATAGGGGATCTGGTAGACAGCCTCGCTCACCGGCTTGCCATAGGCTTCGCTCTTGACTGCGATGCGAGCAATCGGGGAAGTGTTGTCGATATCAGCTTTGCTGACGCGCGACGGATCGTAGAGCATCCGGTCGTAAACTTTGCGTCGCTGCGATTCAATGCCAGAGTTGTAGAGAGCAGATGCCAGAGCTTGGAAGGGAGCAGCATTGCTAGCAAAGCTCTTGGTCTGCCAACCGAGGCCATCCTCCAAAGCGCCACCAACCAGAATCGGCAGATAGTTGTGGGCGTTCGTTTGGCGCTCCACATAAACCAGCACTTTGCGGTTGATGATGATGAGCTTGTAAATCTGAGGGATGCCAACTCCCTTGCCAAAAATCTTGTGCTCCTTCGGAATGATCCGAGCGTAGAGCACAGTCTTCTCGTACACATCCGCATAGCGGATCGCGTTGGGTTCTTCCAGGCCGCCCCAGGCAAGCCAATTGATTGTGTTGCCGGCTCCGATCTGTTCCTGGGGAGTCAGTAGCGCATCTGAATTGACTTGCGGAATGTAGTAGCCATTCGAGGCAGACGAAGTGCTGATCATGCCCATGCCAGACTCGAATGCATCGCGAGCATTCATCGTCTTGGTGGGATCCAGTTCAGCAAACATCTGCTTGAGTTCGATGCGAGAGATAACGTCAGAATAGCCGACGTACTCTCCGCGCTTGTGAACTTCCCAGGGCTTGACTCGCATGTCGCAAATCAAGTTGTAGGGATCAATACGCTTGACTGCATTTCCGCTGTAGAGAGTTTCAGTTGGGACGCCCTGCGAAATGTTGGTAGTAGCATCATTGATAAGCGAGAAGACTTTCTTGGTCTCCCACGCAACTTCGCAAGCGAAGAGATTGTATTTCAGGCCATCGCGCATCACTTGCAGAAGTTCAGCGTGCCAGCCGAAACGAATCGAATGCTCACCGACAATCGTCTCCAGCTGCAGAGCAGTGTCTTGCATCTTCGGCTTGCTGACTACCGGGAAGATCGGGTAGGAAGACAGGAAGATATTTGACAGCTCGGTCAGGCAGGATTCGACCTGCGGCATGACGACAGGAATGGTGACGTTCCGCATTTTGGATGCATCGCCATTCAGATTAGCCATCTTGGCCCGCTGCTCCGCCGGAGTCAGATCTTTCTCGCGCTGATAGATCATGTCAATCTCCCGCATGCGAGTGCGGAAGTTGTAATTCTTTCCAAGCAGGCGAAGGGTTTCATTCGCGTAGCGAACCAGCGAAGCTTGCGAATCAGGCGAGATGGGCGGAGGCGGAGATGCAGGACGAGCCATGATGTTCCTTTAGAAAGTTGTCTCTAGTTCGTCACCGAACGCAGATTTGGTAACGACTGCCATTGCTTCCATGGGGAGAAGCAGAGCAGCCCCGAACTGGGCTTGAGCAGGATAAGCGTAAGCAGCCAAGTCAAGAATGTTGTCGACGTTCTTTGTGCGAGCTGGGTTGAATGCAACCGTTTCATGCACGAAGCGAGTCTTGACACGAGGATGTAGGCGAATTCTCGGCTTGGGCGCCGTCAGTTGCTTTAGCATCTCGAGGATACGAGAATTCTTAGCAGAGACGCCTGGATAGATTTCCAGAGCTCGCAGGCCGGTGAGCCCTCGCTGCTTCATGACGTAGTTCATCCAGAAAGCAAGAGTAGCCTGGTAGGCGACCGATTCAATCAGGACGACAGAGATTCCGTAGAGCATAGCAAGACGGAATGATTCCAGAATCTGGGTCATCGGGTCGAATGCACCGACTGAGATATCCCAGAGCACAGGTTCGCCGTCGAAGAACAGGATTGCTCCAATCGCAACGGCGTCGCTCTTTTTCTTACCAACCGAGGGGTCGATAATAACAAAGCCAGATTCAGGGTGAGCAGGCAAGTGCTCGGGCGGCTCTTCGTAGATGCCGATCTTCGAAATGTCGATGCCAGCTTTGTTGCCTGCATCTTCATCATTCATCACCTCAGAGAAGAAAATCTCCGGATGCCCCATAGAGGTATCGTTCTCCAGTTCTTCCAGGATATCTTCTACGCTACGCAGTTCAGGCCAGATAGATTGGCCGTCAGCAAGGATAGCCCCGCAGATGAACGAGTACCAAGCTGGGTTGTTCTTGAGCTTCTTGAGAATGCTTCCGTCGAAAGGATACATGTTCCCGACGAAGGTGAACTGACAACGGAATTTGTTGTTAGCCTTCATCAGGGTACCAAGCATCCAGGTCAGCAGCTGCATAGCTACGACTGGCGATTCCGCTTCTTCCCGAGACTGCATGTCGTCCATGATAATAGCGTCAGGACGCACAAACTTGATGTTCAAGCCGCGAGGGCTGCCACCATTCCCGAGGGCGGCCATAGTTACAGAGCGGCCGCAGAAAGTGTACTTCTTCTGGACTGCGTTATCCATGTCCATTGCAATGCGCCAGTCTCCCCAAATCTTCTTGATGTTGGGCGAGTCCATAATGTCTTCAACGTCAGCAATGAAGTTGGAGGCAAGAGGCTGGGTATTGCAGACTACGAGAATAAACTGCCGGGTGCTGTAGATGTTCAGCCAGGCAGCATAAAGCTTGAGAAGGATCGTCTTGCCAAAGCCGCGGGGCAGGCCGATAGCAATTCGATTCTGGCCGCTCTCCTTCAATGCATCATCCGTCAGCATCTGCCAGACGGCGACAAAGATAGGCGGG